GTAATTGGAATATTTAATCCAAGCTGTTGCAATTTTTCCAACGCTGGTCCTTGTAATCCGACCGCTGGCGCACCTTCCAACACGTTTGTCGCACCTTGCAACAGCGCACGGGTCGCTTGACCACGCGCGCCGAGTTCTGCTGCGCCGCCTTTTTTTGCAAACAACAAGGCGTCCAAGCCTGCCATGCCTGTTGTGTACGGCCCTTGTGCTTCACGTCGTAACAAACCTTCAACGCTGCCACCGCGAACGGCTTGCAACGGTGTAAATTCTTTCACGTCTGATAAATCTGCTTTAGGAACGGGAATTTGCGTTCTATTTAAAATTGCTTGTCCGGTGCCTGTTGCGCCTTCGTCGCCAGCACCAATTTTCTGTATAGCTTCTGACACATTTGCGAATTGCGGTTCAGCTTTTAATGCTTCTTCACGGCCTTTTTTGTAGGTCTGCGCTTCGCCGGTAATTTTTAATGCTTCCTGACCTGCTTCACGCAGCAAAGGTTGTTCCGCAAGGCGCGTAATGCCGCTAATATCTGCACCTTCAAGCTGACGGCTGAACACGCTGCCGGGTGAACCTTGCGCTGTTTTTGTAAATTCTGCCGGTGATTTTCCTGCTGCGGGTCCACCCGTCACGGCACCGATAGGCGCTTCTGTGCCGACACGTCTTGTCGGTGTTGCCTGCGGCTGCGTCATGCCTACAAGGCGATCATATTGTTCCTTTGGACGTGGTACGACTGCCATGTTTACCTCACAGTAATGGTTCAGCGGCTTCCGCTGGTGCCTGCGGTTTTGCGGCTGTTTCTGTTAGTTCTGTTGCGATTTGTCCGGGCATAGCAGGTTGGCCAGATGGTGCGCCTGCAGGTTGCGGCATTGGTTCGCCGCGCAGCATTGCCTTAAGCATAGGGTCAAGCTGTTGTTCCATGCTAATACGTTCCATCATGAGCTGCACTATCATCTGTGTGATTTCTGACTGTGTTCTGATGTGCGGATTGTACAGCAGCTTTTTGTAAGCATTGATAAACATAGGATGGTTGTCAGTCATCATTGGAATAACTTGACGGCCTTCCAGCAGTGCATCGACTTCGGCCTGAATTGCCATGTTTTCGCTGAAGTCATCTTCAAACAACGCATCCACAGGCGCACCTTCAATCAGGTTCAAGTATTGCTGCGGTTTCTTAATAAGGCCGGATTGCAGCAAGCTGTCACCGAACTGTAAGCGACCTGCTACCGTGTTCATCAAAGGCGACTGCGTGCGAATCTTAATCTTACGCAAACTTTTCAGGTCGTCTTGCTTAAACTCTTTGACGTAAGCCACTGAACCCTCGCCAGTGATGTCTAGGATTTGATCTTCCGTTGCAAAGCGTTTGTAGTTTTCAATAGCGATGTTCACCAAGTCTTCTGACCAGATTGTCAGCGCCTTTGATGAACTGTTCAAAAATTCCATGGCGTTTGCTGCCAGTGTTGCCGCCATTGCACCAGATGTGACGTTTGCAGGCGGCTGGCCGCGCAGCGTTTCCGTAATCATCGACACGTTCGACATATACTGGCTGCACACGTTCAGGAAGTTAAAGACTTCAGGCGGTGTGCTTGTAAGCTGCAACGGTTCTGGCTTACCGCCGCCTTCTGCGTTTGCTGGCGTGTAGCTGATGAACGACAGGCCTTTGATGTCGTTAACGCTGATGTCTGCGCCCTTTGGCACAAGCACGCTTTGCACGCCTGTCGCCTGTTGGTTTGTGCTGATGACGCTAAAGCTGTGGTCAAGCAATTCCTGCACAGGCAACAGGTTCGACAGCATGGGATAACCAAGGCCAGTGCCAAGGATGCGTTCAAAGTGCAGGAAGCGACCGGGAATCTGTCCGTACGGGTTTTCGCCGTCTTCAAACACACATGTGCCGCTTGCGTAAATGGTCATACGACCTTGCGGCAGTGCAGGCGTTGGCTTGTGGTAAAATTCATAAACATAAATCATATCTGAGGATTCATAACGGCTTAGGAAGTTCAGGTTTGGCATCGTCTGCCGCACTTCCTTCACTGACGGAATGCTGCGCACTTGGTCTGCAAGGTCAGGGTACCGCGCGGCATACGTCCAGCGGTTTCTGATGCGCTTAATGACAACCCAATCAATGTTCTTTTCGTTTTCAATCGACCAATCGAACACGATGTCGTGCGGATCGTGGATGTCCATTTCCAGTGCGCCAGTGTACTGCAAGCCGTCGCCGTCTGGTCTAACGCCGATGGCTTCGCCCCCTGCGGGGTTCCACGTTACGGAACCGAAGACGTGACCAAGCACAGCGGTGCGTTCCGCAGCGGATTCGGCCAGTTTGTCCATGCCTTGCTTTTGCCAGACGTCGTTAGCCAACGCCTTACCAATCTTCGCAGTCTGCAACGGGTTTGCGTCGTCGATGTCTGTCAGTGCTTCCCAGTTATACCGCTGTTTTGTGATGACCGACACATACTGACGAATCAGCGTGCGTGCTTGCGGAACTACCATGCGCACAAGTTCGCCTTGTTCACCGCTAAAGCCCAAGCTTGTCAGCCACGAATCAGGGCTAATAATCGGCGAATAGTACGCCGACATGTTACGCCAATAAGCAGCCAAAATTGACGTGAACACCGACGATGCCGAAGTATTGGAACCCCACATTTGCACATGGTCATCTAAGTGACCAATTACGGTGTCCGTTTCGTCAGATGCCCAATAACGATCGCTTCTGATGTTAATCATCGGCTTGTCCTTTGCGTGACTGGTTTAGCAAATAGGCTGATAGCTTGTAATTCTAATGGTTCGCCCGCGACTTTGTGGTCAAGTATAGGCTGAATAAAGGTTCCGACAAAGACTTCGCGCGGCACATAGGTGCGCAGGATGACCGCAGGCTGTGTGGTATAAATGCGCTGAATGCTGGCTTCGCCGCCCCATGGAAAGTTACCCCATTCAAGTTCGCCCCAGCCACCGAACGAAGGCGCGACGCCGTTTGTACCGACTTTGTAGTTCCATGCCTGCTTAGTCGATGACGTCACGCTGTCTGACGAATAATCCAAACTGATTTTGGTGCAGCTTTGGAAGTTACGAAAAGTTGCTTGAAATTCGCTAAACTGCTTCAACAAACCGACCTGACCAAACGTCAACGGACTAAACTTCACCAGCGTCCTGTAGGCCTGATTGACAAAGGCCAGTGCGTTTGACCGCGCTTTGTAAGCTGTCTGCAACGTGGCAATGTAGGCAACGCTTGTGGCTTTCACGATGTCTTCAATCTTGTACAGACGGCCTTCAGTTACGATGGCGTCACCGACTGTCGGCGCAAACTGACCTACGGTGTCGATTGTCACCATAAGGTTTGCCTGCTTTTTGTCCGTCATAACGACGTCGCCTGTGGCCGACCCTGTTGGTGCGTTTGTTGCCTGCACTGTGAAGGTCGTCGGCGATGTAACTGTAACTGACCTGTAGCCAAGCAAGTCCGTTGGCGCTGCAAAGGCTGCCAACACTGCCGCGTCGGCGTCGTCAAAGTTAATTGCGTCACCAGTTATCAGACCATGTGGCTGTGTTGTCGTGATAGGTAAGGTCAGCACGCCGGATGATACGACGATTGCGACTTCGGCTTCGCTGATAAACGGTGCGACGTAAATGTCACCGACAGCCGATGCCGTTGCATTGGCACTTGCCGTGAACGAAAACGCGGTGTCTGATATAACAGTGATGGTACGCAGGCCAACCAAGTCACCCGTTCCACCCGTAAACGCAGCGGTGATCGTACTTGACGGCCTGCTTACCGTCACAAGCTGACCTTGGCTAAGACCATGCGCAGTCAACGTGGTCACCTGAACCACGTCACTTCCTGATGTGCTTGTTCCTGCACCAATCATCGCCTTAATAACAGGCGCGCAGTATTCCTGACCGCTGTAGTCCACCAAGTTTTGCTGCTTACGTTCCTGCACGACCTTGTTTTGTGCCAGCGTAGGAATCGAATACAGCTTGTCATCCGATGGTCGCAGCAAGGCATTAAAAAAGACCTTGTTTGTGCCTGTCCACGACGTCCACGCTTCTGTCAGGTAGTTGTAGCAATAGGTCACGTCTGCAACGCTAGAAAGCGTATTAGGCCGCTTTACTGATAGCAGGTACAAGCGTTCCGATTCGTAGCCGACTGCTGACGTCGTGTCTTCCAAGTCTTGACCAAGGATTGCGGTCAAAAGCGGTTCAATAATACGCGACACGATACGCACCGCGCTGTCGGTAATTTGAACGACGCCTTGGTTCGACAAACAGTACACGCTGTTATTTAAAACCACGACCGAATCCGTCGCTTTCACAAAAACTGTGTTGTCCAGCGCCGTGACTGTGAAGTTGTTTGTGCTGTCACCGTTCAAGCGGTAAATACCGTCATCTTTTAGGATGATTACGCTGTCACGCAACGCGGCAACGCGCAGAATCGGCGATGCACGCGAACCGACGTCGCGGATATTGAAAATTGGCACCGCTTCCGGTTCATTTAGCTTTGAAATGTAAAGCCTATTTGGCCCAATATCGCTTTGTGACTGCACAGACGTGCCTGAAGTCGGCAGACGCGGTTCAAACGCCGCACCGATGGCCGAAGCTGACGAACAAGTGATGGAAAATGCCGCTTGCTGCAGGTTTTTTGCTAACAAAGTAATGGCACCCGGCGGCGCTGTCACTTCCGACGTGTACTGCGCGAAGACAATACTGGTGGCGTTGCGGTTTATAGCTTTCACAAGGTAGCTGGCAGTGAAGAAAATGGCTTGCGACACCGTTGTCGTGCCTGCAGTTATGACGCGCTTTACAATTCTTTGCGCACCACGCCGCAAACCTTCAAATGTGGCTGTGCCTGTCGCACCAGATGGTACGGCAAACACGATATTATTGGCTGTTGTGGCACCTGTCAGCGTGTATTCGCCTGTTGGAATCGCTGGCGAACCTGTGGCCGCGGTCACGCGAATCACGTCACCAGATACAAAGCCGTGATTGTTCGATGTAATCGTCGCCACGCCTGCTGCAACAGTGACCGAACGTGTAACCGATTCGTTACCGATGGCTTCGTTCGCTGCGTTGCCTAAAAATAGGTACGTTTCAACCGTTACACCGTCGGTAATCGACAACGTGTCACCGCTGGCGATCAGTGACGGGTCCACGGTCGTTAGGCTTAGCAGGTGATACTGCACCGTGTTTGCATAAAACGCGTAGCCTTTAAAAACTGTAATATCTTCGGCGCGCGGTGGCCTTGTATTGGCCTGCAGTATGCCTTCCTGATTGCTGTTGGTGTACAAAAACGGCTGACCTTCAAGCAAAAGCTGCGGCAGGTCGTCAACGTAGGTTAAAAATCCGTTTGCGACGTCCGTACTGGTCAAGTTCTGTTCTGCCACTAAACGGAAGTCGTCCAGCGGTTCGGTCTGTGCCGTTGCGGAACCTGTTGTGCGATAAACTTGAAACAAATAATCCGTTGACAGCAGTTCTGACGGAATAGACGCAAAAACCGTCGCCGTTGGATTGAAACCGTATTCAATCGTTGCCGCAAAAGCTGCTGGCGCGCCCGGCCACGTTGTTGCCGGATCGACTGCAAACGTAAAACTAAACGACGACGAACTGATGTAGGTAATGCTTACAGAACTACCGTATGGAATCGTCGGCACTGGCGTCACCGTAGGTGAAAATCCTGTAATCGCAAAAATGGTTGCAAAACCACCTGCGCTTGTGAACGGATGACCTGCATCGGTAACGATTGCTGTTGCCACACCAGCGGCTACGGTCACGCTGATACCGATACCAGTTCGTGTACCGTTGTATGCAATGGCTTGCTGCGATGGCGCGGAAAGCACCAGATTACCTTGTGCGTCCTGACGACCAAAAACAATTCTGTACGCTGTTTGGCTGTTTGCGCGCAGCGGACCAAGCGCACCATTTTGAACTAACTGAACATCCAATCCGGGCGGCAATCCTGCTTCCAAGGCCGGAAGGTCTTCGCGTTCAAGCTTGTAAATGCCGTTGTCTGTCGTGAAATAGCTGTTTCCTTGCGCTGCAAACTGACGTGACACGCCGATGCCGTTGGCCGTGACGCTAATGTTCGGCGATGACACGACAACGTAATGCAGATAACTGGCTGCGTTGCTTGCTGACGTGGCGTCTGCGTTGGCCGGATTTGTTGCAGTGATGCGGAACTGGTCAAGTGAAGTGAAAGTCAGCGCGCCGGTGGACGTTGAAGCGGTTGCAATCGTAAACGTGTCGGCGTCTACAATGGTCACAGGATACGTTCCGGGCGTAATGCCGCGGCTGTTTGTGCCGATTTGGATGTTATTACCGTTTACAAGGCCATGTTCCAGCAGGTCGATGGTTGTCGGCGTGCCTGAAATGGTCACAAGGGCGCTAAAATTGTTTTGGATTTGTCTGACGCCGTACAAGTCAGCGGTCAAATGGTCAAAAGCTTCGGCCACGACGTCGGTCGTAGGCAATGTGAACTGCGAAACAAAGTCTGCGTTACGCAGTCCGTGTGCCGTTTTGCGCACAGACACGTTGGTTGAATTGTTAAAGCATTGAACTGTGGCTGCGACTGGTGCAGTAACCAGCCTGTAAAGCGTGTTTTGGCTAATTCCAAACAAACTGGTTCCATATTCCCAGATGCGGTTTAGGCTTTGCGTGTTTGGAAACTGTGCCAGCAGGTTTTCGCCGCGGCACTTGTTGATTAAATAATCTTGGTTAATGACCGCGTTTTCTGCACGTTCCAAACGTCCGGCAGGCACGGTCAAGCTGTTTGGCTGTATTGCAAGGCCAGTGAACTTTTCAATAGTATTCTGCTTCATTATGGCACCGAAACAGATGGAAAGCGTCGAACCGTTACGCGACCGCGCAGCAATCCGTCACGCTGTATGATTTTTGGTACGCTACCTTCAACGCGCGGTGACAGTATTTCACGGCACGCACGGATTTTTTGTTGCAGCTTTTCTTCTGCAATTTTCATCTGGTCTGCCATCGACAACGCCTCAAGCACGCGCACCGCTGTGGCATGGACAAGCACGACTGCCGCTTCGTCTGGAAGCTGTACGATGCTGGTTTCAAGTGCTGTGGATACTACGTCGTCAACGTCAACGCCTGACAATGCTGTGCCTGTAAAACCGGAAACGGTCAGCACAAGGCCAGTGATGTTTGTGATGGTCAGGTCTTTTTGCACCAACGGATAGGATGGTTTGTTGTCCGTCACGTCAATTTTGCTGCCGATGGTCAGATTGCTTGGCACCTTCGTCAGCATGATTGTGTTTGTGCCTACGCCAGTCACCTTTGCTGTGCGGCTGTCTTGCACAAGGCTTGAAGGCTTGCGCAGCGTGTAAAGCACGACTTCGCCATTGCTAGACGGCGTTGGCAACAAGCGAATTGTATCGCCTTCGATCATAAACCCGTTTGGCGTGCCTTGGCCTAGGTTCGTAAATCTGTAGCTGTCTTCAATGCTGATGCGTGGCAGGTCATAAACCAGATTGCCGCCTGCAAGGTTTCTGTATTGAATTTCGCGCAGTGTGCGACCAATGGCACGTTCTGGAATGCGGAATCCGTAGTCGCCTGCATTGATAGTCAGCACGTCACGGAAGACGAAAAATTCTTCGCGCAACGCGACAATCATAGGCACGACAAGTGACTGCTGTTCTTCATTAGCCAAAGCCAGCAAGTCATTATTAGAAAAACGCGGCTGGTAGTTTGGTACCGTAATGGCACGGTCTACCGCCGCTAAGAAGGCCGTGGTGTCCATAGGTCACCTCAGTATTTTGGTTTCTTTGCCTTTGGCATGACTGCAATTTCTGTAACGCCGACCTTCAAGCCTTTCTTGCCGGGCAGCATTGGTTTGCCACCGCCAAAGAACGCTTTCATTTCTTCTTTCAGGTCTGACTTGCCGCCGACTTCGCCCAACGCTTCTTTTTCAGCGTCTTCTGCTTTGTCTTCGTCTTCGCCAAGTGCTTCGCCCAGTTCTTCTGCCATTTCAGGTGCAGCAGACTTGAACGGTGTACCTTCGACGCCTTCACTTTCTTCTTGTTCTTCCATGGCCATAAGCTGGCGCATTTTGTCCAAGATTTCTTTATAGATTTGCATTTCTGCGTTGTGTTGCATGGTTAACTCCAAGCTGTGACTGGTTGTAATTGGTTCGTCATGGCGCGAATTTCGATTACCTTTGACAAGCCTGTGCGATTCTTGAACGTAACGCCTGCGCTTCCTGCGCTTTTTGTCACATACAAACCGGTGCCTGCGTCGGCTTCCAGCAATAGATTAGCACGGTCTGACAGTGCAGTGATGACGTTAGATGCAAAATCCGTGACAAGGTAAAGCTGGTCGTTTCCGACAGCGACGACAATGTGAATCGCCTTGCTGCCAATAAAGTCAGCCGAACAGGATAAACCGTCTGACACGTTTACGAATGCTGTGGATTCTGGAACCACTGCACCGCGGACGAAGGAAGCGTTAGTGCCGTCTGTAGACACGCGCGGCAGATTTGCTGCTATGTCTTTGATTTCGGCAATCACCTGCCACACCGCACCGCTGTCTGCATATTGCAGCAACACGCCACCACGGTTTGTTTTAATCGTGTAAGACGCCGCGCCTGCAATCGTGTCACCGCCAGCCGGATTGACTGTCAGCGGCGATGCCTGCGCAGTGCCAAGCTTGTCATAAACTGCATAAAACTGGCCTTTGATGCCTGTAGGCAAGTTAATGACCGATGAACCAGAACCACACAACAGAACGCAGTCTGTCGCTTGTGCAGTCGATGGCGTCACGGTCACAGTGCGCACAGACGTCTTCAGGCTTGTCGCCACCGCAGCATTTGACAGCGCAACCAGATAATCGGTCAGCGCCGACCATCCGACTTCGCCGTCTTCAGGAATCGAATATGCAACGCCGTTAAACGTAACGCTGACTGACATGCGTTATTCCTTTATCAGAATGGCCACCCGAACGCTGCGTGTAATAGATGCCGAAAACTGAACCGTGACAAGAAGGTTATTACTGGTCGAAGGGTCCTGAAGAACTGAACAGCCGATGACTTTGTACGGAATACCGTTTGCGTCACCGCCAAGTGCTGATTCAATTACAACGCAACCGACAATCTGCGGCAACGTCGAAATGGTGCCCAAAATGGACGCCGTTTCCAAGTTAACCGCAGTGTTGTGCGTAGCAGTGATGTCAGCATGAAAAACTTTCAAGCCGAGCTGCTGTGGTAAAAGCATGAATGCCCCCTAAAGGAAGGACGCGGCTTAGTAAGCCACGCCTTCGTCGTTTCCGTTGACCCAAACGATTTGACGTGCTGGTGCACGACACATGACAAACTGATCGGAAAAACTTCTAACGATCCAGCCAGCTTGCGATTCGAGGGGAAAAATGACCTCTTTGTCGAGTCCTGGCACTTTGAACGAAATTTCAGCAGAACCGGAACGAATCCAGTCACCGATTTCCAAGCCGTAAGCGTCGCCTTCCATAATCATGCGGTGAGGCACAATTTTGTTAAGGCCGTTTGCAGCATAGTATTCGATGGTTTCAAAGCCGTTCTGTGCGGCAGACTTGTAGGAAGCGTCATACTTGCGCATTGCAGCTTCGTCTTGTGTCAGTGCAGCAAAGGTGCGTGGGTTGACGCAAACCATCAAAGGCTTGTCCAATCCGCCCTTGTTCACAGCCTGTGCAACGCCTTCTTGCAGTGCCTTCAAGCTGAAACGCTTCTTCTGAAGGTCAACCTTATTCGCTTTCCACAGTGCATAAGCCTGTGCGCTGATTCCAAACAGCGTTCCGGTGTTTTCCAGAATCTTGTGCAGGCCGACCATTTCTTTGTTGGATTCCATTCCTTCAAACGCCAGCGTGTGGCTTGTCGTGCTGGTTGCAGCAACAGGAACGAAGTCAACGTACAGGATGCCGTTGTCTGCATCGACAGACACAAGCTTACCGGAAGCGACAACAGCGTTAGACGAATCCAATTGCTGAATGACGCAGCCTTCCAAGCCGACCCAAAGGCCAGCGGCAAAGTAACCGGGTGCCAACAGGATTGCCTTGCTTGTGGTGTTTACGCCTGCGGTGAAAGCAACGCCGCCAACGGTCACGTTTCCGGAACCGGAATAGGTAGCGCCACGGTAAACAGTTCCCGATGGTGCGTAGGAAACATAGCCAAGCTTAGAAGCGCGTTGTCCGTGGATGCGCATAGCTTCCAAAAGGCGGCTGTGCGAACGGATGTGGTTCTGCATGACGTGCTTAGTACCGTCGTAGAATGCCTTTTCGCCACCGCCAGCAGAACGGCTGATGAACGCAAAAGGAATGACCGAAGTCAAAACGACTTGGCTTGGGATGATAGACGACTGCTTAACAACGCCAGCGATTGCAGGGTTGATGTCGAATGCGTCCTGTCCTGTTCCTGCCAGTGTCCAGCCTGTTTCGTTTGCCAGCACGAATGCTTCGACGAAGCTGTCACCGACTTTGCGGCCTTCGCTAAAAGGGATTTCGCGTGCCAAAGGAAAGTCCTGTGGCAACAGGTTGTGCAGGTCGCCATATACGCGCTTAAAAAGGTCAACTACTTGCTGATTTGATACCTGTGACATGTGTTAGTTCCTTTCAATTATTTAAGGTCGCAGTGGATGCGGATAAGCAACAGACCGCTGGTGGCAGCGTCGAGGCCAGTCAACACAGCTTGCACGCCGATATTTCCAAGTGCCGAAACTGCAACGCGTGGATTTGCAGGCAATGTGTCAGCCAGTGCAACAGGTGCACCGATTTGCGCTGCCTGTGTGGTTCCAAGGACAGACTTGATTTCGATGCCGCTAACAGAAGCGACCTGACCATCGCAGTCAAGAATCAACGCGATTGCGTCAGTTCCGAGGGCTGTCGAACCGAAAACCGTCGCCTGCACAAATTCGTTTGTGCTTCCAAGCAATGCGTCGATGTCAGCTTGTGAAGGTGCGCTGCCGTTGTCATACGCAACCAGTGCGCGTGGTGGCAAAGCAACAAACTTACCAGCCTTTGCGCCGGTTACGCTGTACATAAGGTCAATGTAAGCTTTCTGGTGACGCGCCAGTGCGTCATTCTTAAAAATCAAACTTGGCGTAGCCATTGTGAATCACCTCTTAGAAAATTGTTTATCTTTCATCGCGAAAAAATCGTCCGTTGACATGGGCTTTTTGGTTTGCGGTGTTGACGCCGACTGTGCGGTTGGTCTGCGACCTGCATTGTACTGCCGCATATCTGTTTGACGTAGTTTCTGAAGACTTTCTTTCGGCAACGCTTTGATGTCTTCGTCGGATAGGTTAGCGAGCATTTCTAGCCGCGCCTTTTGATGTTCGGCTTGGACACGCTTAAATGCGTCTGCCATGGAAAGGCTTCTGCCTGCTGCTGCCGCACCAAGCTTCAGTTCAGCGATACGCGCCAGCATGGTTGGCGTAGGTCGCACACCTTGTTCGGTGAAGAAGTCAACAAATTCACTTTCTACTGTTTCCCTTGCTTTTGCAATATAGGCCTGTTCAGCCTGTTGACGCTGAAGTTCCGCCTGACGCTGTTCCATGTCCTTATACCGGCGCAATTCACGTTCATTGTCGTAAGCACGGCGCTGGTCTTCGTCCATGTATTCGTACTTAAGGCGTTCTGCGGCACGGCGCATTGCGATGTCGTCCACGTCCAGACCAAGCTGTTCTGCCAGACCGAACAACGCTTCTGGATTGTTCTTGACGTTATCAATCCATTTTTCAAAGCCTTCAGCGATTTGGATTTGCCGCTGGTACGACTTGCGCAATTCTGCGGCTTCTTCCATGCGCTTGGCTGCGGCCTTGGCATGGGCATACGAACGTTTCAGTTCGTTTTCGTCTACTTCGACTTCCTGACCATCGACCTTGACCTTGAACTTGGCCAGTGCCTTTGCTTCGGCTTTCTTTTGTTGCTGGCTTTGTTCCTGCAATTCGCTTTCAACGCCTTGCAAGTCCTGTTCTGCGGCTGACGCTGCGCCTTCCAAACTTCCTGTATCTACTGCACCTGTGTCTACTGATTCCATGTGACCCCCTTATGAATAGAACACACACAATTTGACGTTAAACGCTTCTGTTGCTGTCGAAGTAATAGTGCCGTTAACCTGCGTAACATCTGACGCCGATGCCCAAACAAACGACGTCACTGGCCTGTCAGATTGCAGTATAATGATGCCTGTTGGTCTGGCATTGACTGCAAACTGTAACGCTTGGTTTGGCGTAAACTTTTGGCTAATAATGCTGCAGTTAATATTGTCGCCTAATGTGATGCCGTTACGCAGGATGCGGATTGTGTTGTCTGCAAGGCCGTTGACGTAATCAATGAACGGCTGCAGTTCCGTGTAGGCCTTAGACGTTGCAATCAAACTGACTTCAAAGATGCGACTGATGGTTATTTTTGCCACTAATTATCCTCCGATTCGGCATCAACGCCGTGACTGATTTGAAAATGGCCTTCTGGTGTGATGGACACCATGACGAAGCCTGCGCTTGACGTAGCGATGGCGTCATACAAAGCCTGTGCAAGTGATACGTCATCCATGGCGTCACTTTCCTGATTCCACTGTTCTGTGGGCACCTGTGCGAACTGCATGGCACCGCCTACCGTTTCCGTCTGCCAGACCAGTTTGTTAGCGTTTCTGCCAGAATAGCCTGTTGCTGCGCGTCTTTGCCTTTTTGCATCCATGCTGGCGCGACCCTTTCAGCGAAAGAAGTTGGTGAAGGAACAGGATTTGTAGTTCTGTCCACCATTCTATTCGCGTAAACGAGTGCCGCTAGGGCATCCATGTGGCCAAGTGCCACACTTCTGGCAAAGTCTGTTCTGTTTTTGTTGAAAGTCGCACCGCGTAAGGTCTGAATCAGGAAGCGGCACCGTTCGTGAATCATTATCTTACCTTGGTTCACTGCAAGGCGCACTGCGTTAATGCCTGCTTCAAAGTCGTCCTTATGCGGCAGTAAGGCTTCAAAGTTATGTTTGTACCGCAAGTCCACAAGCACCTGACCGGGTGCATCCATGTAAGACTGGCGCACCTTGTAAGGTTTGCCCATGTCACGCATGGCCTGCACGATGGTATCCGTTTCAGTGTTCGGTTCGTGGTGCCGTTCGTCGTGTACTTCAAGCCGTGCTTTTTCAAAGTTCCAACAGCACAGCAAGCTGACAGTTTTGTCACGGATGCCACCAAAGTCTGCAAAAAAGCCCCACACCGCGTATTCCGGTGGTTCATCGCGGATAACGTGCTTGCTTTCGTCAAATTCAGGCACGCACACGCTGGAACCGTCACGCACTATCTGCACAAGGTATTCACGCCGCCATGCCGCTGATTCTTCGCCGCCTGCTAGCACCTTGGCCTTAGTAATCTGTTCTTCAGTAAGCTGTGGGTTTGTGTACACGTCAAATTCAAACTTGGTGCCTGCAAGGCCGCAGCGCGGATAGATTTCTGTGTGTATGTAGTGGTCTGGTTCTTCTGAAGGCGTTGTCACATGGATTAGCTGGCCGCCAGACCTTAAAAGCTGTGGGCCGATAACTGAACGCAAGGCGTATTCATAGTCGTCACTGCTTACAAAGCCACCTTCTTCGCAGATGACTAGCTTGGCATTACCACCGCGCAGGCTGTCTACGTTGGCACGTTCTAAGACGCCTAGACGCAGTTCAGATTGTCCGACCTGCCAGCGGTATTCAGACTTAATAGGCGTAATCATGCCTTCTGGTGCGTCTGCCGATATTGGTCCGATATTGTCCGATACAATGTCCTTTGCTTGCTTCAATGTAGGCGCTGCAATGCGGACAATACTGCCGGGATGCCGTAGGCAATAGGACAACGCGTAGCAGGCTGACAGGTATGATTTGCCCCACTGCCGACTAATAAACAGCAACGCTTCCTGTGCTGTGGCGTCTTGTAAGGCCTTCCAGATACGTTTCTGACCTGAATGCAGCTTGTAAGTCAGATTGCCAGTTTGCCATGCGACCGCTGTCATGCGTTCAATGTCGGCAACCAACAAGCGTTCGTATTCTGCACGTTCTGCGGGTGTCATGACCAAAGTTCCTTTGGCGTCTGCGCGTCCGCTATGCGCTGCTGTGCGATGGCAAAGTATTTGTCATCCTGTTCAATGCCGATAAAGCTGCGGCCAGTATTCACACAAGCCACGCCAGTGCTACCGCTGCCCATCGTGTTGTCTAGGACAGTTTCGCCTTCCAGCGTGTAGGTCTTGATTAGGTATTCCAGTAAGGCGACTGGTTTTTGTGTTGGGTGATGTTGTTTTGCTTCCCGTTTGTAAACTTGCAGAATAGATTGCGGATATTTTGAATCATAATGGCGGCTTTGCAGATCGTGTTGACTTAAAGGTGAGGTTTCGCTTGTCGTGTAAACTTTGCCCTTTCGTGGCTTCTGCGACACTTTCTGTGGATAGTAAATTCTTTGTCGATTAAAGACGCTGATACATTCATGTCTTTGCATCGGCCTGTACTTTGCAATTTGAAAACCACTTGGCAAAACTTTGTCCCACACCCAATCGTATTTGTAATGCTTAATCTGCGACATTCTGAGGTGACTGCTGAACGGTTCACTGCCGAATAGGACTACCGCACCATTAGGCTTCAGAACGCGCCAGTAGTGCTGCCAAAGCGGTTCAAACGGTATCACGTTGTCCCACTTGCAAGCCGTGGTTCCATACGGCAAGTCTGCAAGGATCATATCAACGCTGCCGTCGGGGATTTCGGCCATGCGCAGCAAGCAGTCGCCATGCATCAAAGTGACAGTCATTCTTCTTCCTTGCTTGCCACCACGTCCACAACGTCATTTAGAAGTGCCTTGCGCTTCGCCTCAAGTTCTTTCAATCGTTCATCGTTAGCCAAAGGTTGTCCGTTTGCAGTGTGATTGTGTTGCACTGTTTCTTGCAGGCCTAGAATGGTCTTGCTTGCGAATATGACCGCTGCCGGATGCCTTTGCATAATCAGTTCGTCCAACGCTTCTAGGACACGTTCTGCGCGTGTCTTGCGGATATATTCTAAAAACGCTTCACGACCTTTTTTGTAAGCTTCAGCAATGTCAGGATTTTCAGCCATTCTTTTCCAATAAGTATCATGCGATACGCCTAACTGTGCAGCAATATCATGCTGTTGATGGCCTTTACGCGCCAGCCTTTCGACTTCACTTACATCGACTTCTTTCGGCTTTGGGCCACGCTTGGCCATCATTCACCTTTAAAACAAAGTTTAGTTTTTACTGTGTGTCCGTTGATTGTGCGCTGGCCTTCGATGACGGTTGACGCGTAGTCTTTAAAATAAACGCTGACGGTCGAACGTGCGCCACCGTTGGCACGACCTGCCACAAACCAACGGCCTTTCAGGTGCGGCACTAAGTCACGCAAGGCTTGATAGTATTTACCGACGCCACGGTCGCAGAAGGTCTTAGGATTCAGTGCGTAGTCTGCGCGCACCCAAGGCGGATCAAAGAAAAACGTAACATCTGGTGCATCGGTTAAAAGCACGCAGTTTGCAAAATCCATCTGAGTGATGTGAAAACCCGGCCGATCAAAGTGTTTGCACAGGTAGTCAAAGGCAAAGGATGACTTGTCATTCAGAACGTACCTATTGGCTTTTATGTGTTCAGAAACGCGGCCAAGTCCTGCGAACGGTTCACAGAACACATCGCAGTCACCAATGAATGCGGCAATCTGCTTGGCTGTATGTGTCAGGCCGGGATAACCGGTGCGCAGTCCTGCCATTTGTCACCTTTTAATCTGAAGCTGTGCAACGCGTGTGTTTACGTCGTCGATGCGCATTTCAAGCTTTTGCAGACGTTTGTCGAAGTCGCCAGCGAACACATCCATGTGTGCCTTTAATTGGCCTGTCAGCGCGCTGTGTTGCTTTCTGATGATGTCAGACAAGGCGTCAGCGTTTGCCACCGCTTCTTTTGCTTCTTTGACCGCCTTTAGCGCCTTTTGGTGTGCTTGAAAGGCCAGCGTCAGGCCAACAGCCAAGGCCATTCCTAGAAGGAAAAAAACTGCGTCTGAGTTCATGATGTCCCCACATTGCGATTAAGATGGCATCAACCAACCCGTCCCTGTTGCCACCACGCGGTCCAGTTGTCTGTTCTGCTAAGGTCGGATTCAGGCTTTTGAGGCGTTCCAGTGCTGCCTGCTTGGTGGCTTGCTTGCGCTGCGTGTTTGTCGTGCCTTTGTCATGCTTCAGTGCAATGCCATGCGCTTTCTGCCAGACCTGCGGCCTAACGCGGCAAAGCTGGCTGCAACGCGATTCAGCCCAGGCAAGCAGGCGTCCGTAGTTTATCCCCATCGTAAACGCGCCGAAACGGCCATCGCTGGCGAACGAAGTCTGTTCTTCCACGATGATGCAGTCCAGCGGTAGCATGAATGTAATTTTGTTTAATTCTAGGATGTCTATTTCGCCGTCTTTCAAAGGCATCTGCCAGAAGCGGACGTGGTGTCCGTCGTAGAACGCTAATGCGCCTGATTTGCCGCAATCAATGCCTAAGACGCCCATGTAGGTTGGCCTTCCGTAGTGTTAAGGCCAGTGTGCCTGAATCATTAGCGAATGTCAAAAGTGCATGGTTTAACCGACTGTATTTCGCGCGTCGTCACAAACCACTAAAGCCCCATCGCGCAACCCAAGCGATTTAGTAAGCCAAACAACCGCTGCTTGCCACGGCAAAGGAATCGTACAGGTAAACTTGGCAAAAAAAAACCTGTGCGGTAAAGCACAGGCAGGACTACCGAACATCTTACCATGATCGGAAGTGCTTTCTTCCTACCAAGATTGCGCTTCCAATGCAACAAGGAAGCTGCGTTGTTTACTAAATTTCCTGACGATTTGTGGCCGCACTTGCGTACACCTGCCGAAATTGCAGTCATGCTACGCGTCCTAAAACTTTGTGGCTTTGACGGCACTGGCGAATGCTTTGAAAGCGCCGACACGTTTGCTGCGCACTGCGGAATGACACGCAGAACACTAACTGACGTTTTGCGTAAACTTGAAGCAAAGCAGTTGGTCTTAGTGGAACGTCGTCAGAAGTGCGTAAACCGCATAACGCTTGGCGAAACTGTGAAGGCGATGTCGTTTTGGGGAAAAAATTTCCCACAGAAAGATAATACTAATATATTTATGCGGGAAAAATTTTCCCCAAAAACTTCTGAAGTCGAACGTATTCATGCGAAATG